GTGGTCTTTTGAATAATGTACTTGGATAGCGAACTGTCCTAACATCTTTCTATCCATAACCATTTTACGAATACAATCCTTGTTGAACAAAGTCATCATTTGGGCGTACTCATTTGGCTTTTTAGACGCATCTAACGCACTTAAACCACGTCCATATACTAATCTACTAATATTGTTTATAATAGCGTTATTCGTCGTAGAATTCGTGTATCTGTCGATTAGATATTGGAAGTAATTATTGTCCTCACCAAATTCAACCCAAGCATCTCTTTTAGATTCTTGAATCGTAGGCGTTGTATAAGCACTTAAATTTAAAACGTGTATATTACTCATAAACTATAAATGTATTGCCAGTAGTGTTTGAAACATACTGTCCGTTGTTAACTGAAAAACTCACTATACTTTGGTCTGTACAAAATATCCTATCTCTGTAAATTATTTCAGTTCCGTTTTTTATTTCTAAATTGTAAAAATGATTTTCAACTAAAGCAAATTCAGCTTCTAAAGTTGAATAATAATCTCCCTCTGTAAATTCCCATTCTTCTAAAGATACCGTTTCATTGGTTTGATCGTCCGTTATTTCAACCGTATCAAAAGTCGAACCACGTGGAATAAATACAAATGTTTGTGCTTCAGTATCTGTTGTTAGTACAATCATATATCTATAACGCCAAAACTTAGAAATTGTCCAAAAACAAAAAACCCCACCGTAATGGTAGGGTCTTTCTGCAAGATATATATGGATTAATTGTCAATAATATTTGCATCCAAAGCGCCGTCTGTAAAGATAGCTTGTAAGCCAGCTTCATCAGCACAATCTAAGAAATAAGCAGGGCTTTTCTCCATTCCTGTGAAAGTCAAATTATAACCGTTGAAATCTCCCATTGCAGTTCCTGTTGAAACAGTACCAGCAGTAACGTCACATCCTTGATCGTAACCAGCTAAAAAGAACTGATGATCACGTGTTTCGATAACAATTCTTGGACGTCCGTAAGCTAACAATTTCACGTTCTTATGCGTTTCTGCACTTTGTTTTTTCAATTGAACAGTCAATACTTGCTCAAAAAATGTAGTACCGTTGTCTCTTGAAGTTTGGATAGTTTGCTCAAAACCATTTGCACCTTTCAATTCATATTTGTAAAGGTTAATTTGTGTTGCAGTAATCCAAGAAGTAATTTGATCGTCACCGTCAAAAGTTACACTTGACTGTAATGTATTTAAATCACCATAGTTAATAAAGTAAATGTTTAAAAGTCCTGAAATCGCATCTTTACAGGCTTCTAATCTTCCGTTTGCTATATCACAGCTCATTTTATTATATTTTTAATGTTAAACAAAAAAGGGAAGGCATTTTACCTCCCCTCGTTTTAAGTTAGTTTATATTAGTTAGCCGAGTTAACGATTCCGTAAGTTACAACGTCAGAAGCAAAACCATACTTAGCGTCAGCAGTAAATCGCATTACTACGCGTACATTTTGCGAACCGTCGATGTCACCCATATCAATAACTTTAACTTCGTTCATATCATTCATTAAACCAGTCGCAAAGTATAAGTTTGAAGTTTGAGAAAGTAAAGCAGTGTTAGAAGCAAGTCCGTTAGCTAAGAATATTTTAACTCCGTCAAAATACAAGTCATTTAATACTTGGTTATTTCCTTTGTTATCGTAACCGTTAGCACCTACTCCAGCAGCAGCAAAACCACCCAATGCACGAACGTAAGCTCTATAAATGTTATTTGAAACATAAAGAACTAAATCTTCTTTACCGTACAAAGCAGCTGGCAAAGCGTCAACGATAGAACCTAATTGAGCAACAACGTTAGTAGCGTCAACAGTAGTACCAGCAATTTCTTGAGCAGCAGGTAAAGCAGCATCAGTAGTTAATTGTGTCATGATACCAGCAAATTGTCCAGCCGTTGCGTTAACACCTCTCCAAATAGAAGTTTCCATTCCAGCAGCAACTTTTTCAGCAGCGTGTGCAATTAAGAAATCAGCAAATGATTTCGGCAAAACATCGAATGCAGAATATCCCATTTGAATAGCATCCCAGTCCGATCTAAAATCAGATTTACACAATTGTAAGTTAACTTGAAAAGATTCAGGTTGCAATACTCTTTCAGTTAAAGTTACTGTAGAAGTAGGGTCAAAATCACAAGTTGCATTTTTAATGATGTCATCAGTAGCTACTCGTTTGATTACTTGTTTGTACTTCACGTTTGGCATAATAGTAATACCGCCTTTCTCCAAAGTTGGAGCGCTTAACAAAGCCGCAGCGATATATTTTCCAGCGAACTCACCAGCATACGTTGTAGTAATGCTTTGAGTAGTTGATAGGTTAATTTTTTCCATTTTATTTAGTTTTTTATTTTATTTATACTACGGTTAAAGTAATTGCTCCAGCAGCAGTTCCAAGTCCGAAAACATACCAGTTTGTTCCGTCACCAACTAATTCTACGAAATCACCGATTGTGTCAGCAGAAGCTGAAAATGTAATCGTGTTTTCATCAGCTCCAGGAACGTTTGTACTGTTCACGATAACACCACCTTGAATTTTGTTTGTAGCCGCTTTAATCGTCCAAGCAGTAGTAGCGAATAATGCACCCACTACAAACTTGTAAGATTGTCCAGCGCCATCAGCAACAGCAGGAAGTGTAATTTGCGCACCTGCAGCAGCGTTTAAGATAAATACTTTACCGCTATCTTCAGCAGTTAAAGTTGTTGCACCTGTCAATGTTTCAATTACACCTACTTGACGTAAAGAATCATTTGAGATACTTGTAAATGTTGTACTCATTTTTTATTGTTTTTTAAATTATTACTTATTTAGTTTGTTTAAAACTGAATCCATAATGGTGCGTGGTCTTCTTGACGCAATTTTAATAGATTCTACTTTGTTTTCGTTTTCAGGGTTGAAAGAAATTGGTTTAACTTCTGAAAGTTCTACTTCTTTTTCTTCTTTCAATTTGCTTAATTCAGCTTTTAAAGTTTCGTTTTCAGCTTGTAGTTTTTCAATTTCAGAAAAGAAAGTTTCTTTAACTACTGATTCGATAGTTTTTTTAGGAGCTGCTTTTGAAGTTTCCATTTCTTCTTTCTTTTCGGTTTCTACTTCTACTTCTGCTTCAGGCTCTTCTACTTCTTCTTCTTCTACTTCTTTCTCTTTCACTTCAGCGATGATTCCTTCTTCTACTACTACCAAAATACGTCCGTCTTCTAATTCGTATTCTCCAACAGGAACAGGTATTTTTTGTTCGTCTTCTGTTACGATAAAGATTTCATTTCCACCTTCGAACATATCAGCTTCTAAAACTGTTACACCGTCAGCTAATTTCATTTGCTCAAGTTTTACTTCCATTCCGAGCAAAGTTTTAATTTGGTTTATTAGGCTATTTTTCATTTTTATTTATATTAAAATTCATTTACTTTATCTATTGTTGCACTTAATGCTTCCCAAGATTTATTAACTTCATTATAATTAGGTATTGAAGTAGGATTAATTCCTAAGTCTTTTGCTGTTGCTTCAATCTTATTAATTAATTTTGATTGAGTATCTAAAACTGATTTACCACCTTTTGATTCAGTCTGCATTTTTTTATATGCATCTTCATATCCTTTAATTGATAAATTAATAGCATCACTTGCTTTTTGTAAAAAAACAATAGACTGCTTTAAGTCATCTGCTAAAGCTAAATCAATTTCGTGCTTTGCTAACTCTACGTTGTCAGCTTTAAACAATTTTTCGTAAATTACTTTTTTCGTATTCATAACTTATTAACTTTTGATTTTTTACTTGTTCCTTTTTTAGTTGTTTTGACGAACGATTGTTCTTACTCCGTCTATTTCTGTAATCGTTACGTTTTGTGGCGTTACACTCGCTGTTTTACCTATTCCTTGCGCTTCTAAGCTACCGTCGCAACATTTCTTTGAATATGTTCCGTCTTTACATAGGCATCCACGTTTACCGCCTCGTGGACTAACTTTACTTGCTGTTTTCATATTTATTAATTAAGTCTTTAATTTTTTCAATCATTTCTTGCTCTTCATTTTCTTGTAGGCTCATTTCGTATTTATCTACAAAGTAACCTTCAATAGAAAATCCTTTTACTTCACCCGCTTTTACTTTATTCCAAATCTCATCGTTGTTTACTTTCATAGAAATCATCCAAGTTCCTTTAGGTAAGCTAAATCCATATTTAACTGACTTGTCTAACTTCTCGTCTTCAATGATCCAACTTTCAACAACTGACATTCCTTCTAACATTTTCTTTTCGTGCTCTAAGGTTGCGTTGTTTTGGTTAGCTCTCATTAAGAATAACTCACTTGCTTTACGTACTGTGTCCTCACTAAAATAAATATAGAACTCTTTGTCTTTATTTTTACGATAGATTTGTTTGTTAGGAATTAAAGCAGCACCCATTAGAATTCGTTTTTCTGCATCAACTTCTTTGAGTTCTAATTCGTGTTTTTTTAAGGCTACAAAGTTTTCTTCGATTGCTGGACTTTCAACAACTGAAACCGCATTGATACCGCTTTCGATTTTATTATCGTCAATTAGTAATTCTATAATCTCGAACTTTTCCATAATTTCTTAACTTATAAAGTTGCGTTTTGTACTCTATTTCTATCTAAGGATTGTGCAGAAGTAACCTCACCACTTACCACATACGCCTGTACAGGCTGTTGTTGTAAAGTTGCTAATTGGTTTATTCCACTTGTGCCTATCGTATTGAATTGTGCAGTCATTGAAGCAGCAGCATCACCACCTCCACCACCACCTGTGTCAGTTCCTAAACTTGGACTTTCGTATTTTGATTTAGCAATTTGTGCAATTTTTAAAGCAGCAAATCCACCAGCAATTGTAGCGGCAATAGACTTAAATACAATACCACCAGGAGTGTCAGCAAATGCACTTAACACCGCTTTAGTTCCATCTATACTTGCTTGAGCTAAGTTTGAAGCTTTACGGATTCTAAATGCTGTTCTTTGTCTTTTTTCGTCTTTACCTGCACCTTGTTCTGCTATACTTGCAATTAAATCTAAAGAGTCAGCAGTAAATTGGGCAATCTGAAATGCTTTGTCTTTTTTCTTTTGCAACTCATCAGCATCTATTTTATCTTGCTCCTCTTGTGCTTTTTTACTTATTACTTTATTTGCATCGTGATATTTTTGGCTGTTTAATAAAGTTAATTTATCATATTCCTCACGTGCCAAAGTTCCAGCATCAAATTGAGCATTTAAGTCAGCTTGTGATTTATCAAAATTAAGTTTATTAGCTAATCGTTGTTTTTCAAAATTAGTTCTTATTATTTCCCCCTCAGTAATAAAACTATCAGCCATATACTCCAATTCTTTTTCACGATAAGAAATTGTAGCTTTTAATTGTGCTTCCTCCTCTGCTGTTAATTGTTGTAACCTTAAATCAGCATATTTCTTTTGAAGTTCTAATAAATCTTTTTGTAAGTTTTCTTCTTTTTGTTTTATTAATTCTGCGTATTGTTCTTTTGAATATTGCTTGTCTTTAGATTCTTTCTCTAAGTCTTCTAATGTTCTTTTATGGTTAAGCTCCATTTGAAGGCGTTCTTTCGTGTAACCCTCATTTAAAGCTTTTAATTTTTCGTCCTCAAGTTGTCTTGTTAAGTCAAGTTTTTGTTGTTCCGTCTTTTGAACATTATTAATACTTTCTTTAGAATTTTTTTGTTCAGATTTTTTCTTTTCTTCCGCAGCTTGTTTATCAATTTCTTTTATCTGTAATTTATAATCAGCTTGTTGATCTTGTAATTCAAGTAATTTAATTTCAGCTTCTCGAACAACTTCTGCACCGTCTTTTTCTACTTGTTTAGGATCAAAAATTACAGTTGTCATTTTAGCTAACAAATTCTCATATCCAGCTAATAAACCAAAATTTTGTCCTAATGCTTTTCCTATCTCATCAATGGTAACTAACAATAAAGTAATAGGAGCAGTTAAAAATTCAATAATACCTACTAAAATAGATTGGTTTCTTTTTGATGCTTCTAATTGTGCTTTTGCAGTAGCTTTTTGATTTTCTAAATTGGTTTTTGCAATTTTAATCGTAGCATCTAATTCAGTAATTTTATATTGTAGAATTTGTTTTTCACTTTTACCCTGAAGCTTTAAAATATTATCCTGTTTGTTTAATTTTTCTACTTTTTGTTCAGCTTTCTTTAAGTTTTCAGCTGTTAATTTATTTAATTTCTGTTGTTCACCACTTACACCACCGACTAATCCTTTAATATCACTCCAATAAGCAACTAAAAGACCAACACCAACTATTAATGCACCAATACCCGTTGCTAAAATACCTGTTCTAATTCCAGCTAATGCAGTTTTTGCAGCAACTCCCATTGCCGTAAATACAGGAATAGCCTGTTGAATTGCAACAACACCACCAGCAATAGCCATTACGGCATTTAATCGTATTAATGTTTCTTGCATTTCTTTGCTTTCAACACCAAACAAAGCAATAGCACCCTCAGCAACACCAAATGCACCAGCGACACCACCAACAGCTGTTGTTAACTTTTGAGCCATTGGCATTGAACCAGCATCTACTTGTAAATCTACTTGTTGTTGAGTACGCAAATAGTTTTGGGTAGCAGCCATCAAATCTTTATATTCTTGAGTTGCTTGTTTACCAGCTAAAGCTAATTCATATAAACGATCTTCAGCTTCACCCATTCGTGTTGTCAACGGTTGTAACTGTCCGTAAACTTGTTCAAAAGTACCGTCTAAGTCTGTTGCCGTTTGATTTAATTGAGTATAAGCACCTCTAAGGTCTGTTACTTTTTGTTTAGCGGCTACGGTAGCGGCATCAGTTTCACCAAGCGTATTATTTAAGTCTTCAAACTCTTGTTCAGCTTTAGCGATTTCTTGATGCAACCTTTTAAACTCATCTTGAGTAGTTGCTGCGTTAGTCTGTACGTTTAATTGGACTGTCCTTGTTTCCATTTATAGTTTTTTCTAAGTTGTTGTTTATAAATCTTTTTAAATTTTGGAGTGTATTCGTGTTTTCCTTTGGCAATATCAACCACCTCACTCACGTTATAAAAATCACTCGTTTTTAACAGTTCTAAAATTAAACCTATCATTGCTGTATTATTGTTATTTGGTTACTTGCTTGGCTTCCGTCAGTAAACGTATATGTAACTGTCAAAGT